CTAACGCCTTTTTCGTCCGGCGGAAAACAGCCGACCATAGTCGACGCGGCGCATGCCGTCCGGATCGCGGCTGACGACGTCGGGGCGGGTTTTTTCCACTTCCTGCGCCATCACGCCAATGTGCTTGTCGCTGTGCTGGGGCTCGCCCTTGTACCGGTATTCGTAGAGCGAATGCCCCTCGAGTTTGCCAACCTGCTTGATGTCCTTCTTGAGACGACGATCGGAAGGCTTCGGCAAAGCACCAAGAATGTTGCCAAGAAGGCTGCTGATGCCTTCGCGCTTCTGGTTGTGGGCAGCGACCCGGTTCTGATAGTCCTGTTGTACCAGCCCGGCATAGTTCACCGGTTCGATCCTCTGCCCCTGGGTTGGCACGAAGTTGGGGCTGCTCACCTGCGCCCCGGAAAGAAGGCTGGAGATTTCGTTGATCGGCTGATTGCGCTGTGCGTACATCTCGTTGAGATATTGCGCCCGTGCCGCGTTCTGGGCCGCGACCTGCGCCTGCTGTGCGTTGTAGGTCTGGTCTTTCAGCGCATTGTTGGCGGCCGTCGCCGATTGGCCGTTCTGGTGCATTTGCTGCTGCGCGTCATTGCTGAACCCGGCCGCCGCCAACGCCTGATTGAAGTTCTGCTGTTGGGCGGCGTTCATCGCCTGCTGTTGTGCCTGGTTCTGGGCAAAAAGCTGTGCCTGTGCGGCATTCGCCTGCTGCATGCTGTTGGCGTTCTGGGTGTATTGCTGGTTCTGCGCCTGGTTGGCGAACTGGCCGCTCGTCAGCGCCTGGTTATAGGACTGCTGCTGCGCGTTGTTCTGGAATCCGGCCGCGTCGCGCGCCAGCCCCACGAGCCTGGATTGCTCCTGCCCGGCATTGAGGATGGCGCCGAAGCGAGCATCGTTTGCCTGACGGCTCGCCTGGTCGACCGCCCGATTGTAGGCTTCCGATCCCGGCTGCAGGCCCTGGTTGGCCAGTTGCGTTTCCAGCGCCGCCCGATCCCGGTCGAGTTGCGGGTTCATCCGCGCCATCAGCGCATCCTCGTAGCGCCTGGTGTCGAAGTTGGTCTCATAGGAGCGGGTGATATCGCCGGCATTGCCGAGCGATGTCTGGATGGCGCCGGAATTGCCGACAGCCTTCTGGATGTCGCCGGCGCCCGCAATCGCGTTCTGAGTGGTTCCGGTGTTGCCGAGGCTCGTCTGCAGGTTCGGTCCGCCGCCATGTTGCGCATAGCTCGGCAGATTGATGGCGGCAGGGTTGCCCGCCGCCGGCGCGCCGGAAAGGTCGATCGGCCTGCCGAGCAGGTCGTTCAGTCGTCCCGACTGGGTGTTGGCGAGTGTCGCAAGGTTTTTTTCGGCGGCATCCGTCTGATCCTTGATCGCCTGTTGCGCCGCGGACAGTGTCTGCGTCGCCGTCCAGATCGGCAGATCATAGTTTGCGCCGTTCATCGGATCGGTCCATTTGCGGGTGCCGGTCTGCGAATAGGTCAGGCTCCCGTCGGGTGTCACCTGGTTGATGTTGCTCAAGGTACCGTTTGCAACGGCCGTTCCGATGTTTGTCGAGGTTTGCGCCGCCGCGGTTTCGCGCGGATCCGGCGGTTTTGGTGCTTTGGACTTGCCCATGTTACCTACCCTTGGCCATGTTGATTAGCTTTGCGATCTTGGCTGGCGCCGGTTGATTGCATGCGCCCGCCAGTCATCGTCCGTGAGTGTGAAGAGGATTTCCGCCTCGTCGCGCCCGCGCAGGCGCGGGATGCGGTGGCTGTCAAAGCCGAAGCGGTTCGCGATCGCGATCATGCCGGCGTTGCGCTCGGAAACACGCAGCACGAGCATCTGGCATCCGACCTCATTTAGCGGATAGCCGAACATCGCTTTCAGCACCGGCCGCGTCAGCCAGCGCTTGCTGGTTGCCGCGGCAGAAAGCTCGATGACATCGGCCTCCGGCGCATAATTGTGAAAAACCACGCCGGCGATCAGCCTGTCGGCCTCCGTCACCCCCATCGTGGTGAAGTCGGCAAAGCCACGTTCGCATCCGTCGATGTGGCAGGCGACGAAGTCGGCAATCGCCCGGTTCGTTTCCGGGTTGCCGGCGCCACCCCAGATGATGGTCATGTGCTCGCCTCGCCTGCTGCCACCTGCAATGTCGACAGGTCCACCTCAAGGTCGAGCTTCGCCGGCCCGCCGGAGGTTATGACGCAGCCGACGGCAAGCATGTCGCCGCCCGCGCGCACGTTCTGTCGAAAACTGTAGCGCTGCTGCTGCGACACGCCATCCCAAACGCCGACATCCCAGCGCCCGACGTCCCACTCCGAAGACTTCGCGTCGCCAGATGTCACGGCGGTAAAACTCGGTATCGCCTTGTCGAAATCCGCTCGGGCAAAGAGACGGACCTTGGGCTCGGATTTTGCCCGGAAATACATGTGCGCCATTGTCACTGTCGTGCGCTGGCCAAATCGGCTGGCAGGCGCAAATTGCGAAAGATAGGCCGCCGTGAAGCTCAACCCGTCGTCCGTACCCGTGGTATCGCCCTGCCAGCAAAAACCGTTGAGCGAACCGTAGAAGAGCCCGCCTTGCAGCGTCTCGTAACAGCTCGCCTGCCAGTTGCTGATGGTCGACCAGCGGCCGCTCAGGACATTGAGCACGAAGGTCGTGTCGCTGACCACGGCATTGGCGGGAAAGGCGACGAAGACAAGGTTCTGCTCGGGCCATTGCTTCATCACCCAGCCAGCACCCGTTGCGTTTGCCGCCCTTCGCCAGTCATCCTCGATCGGTCGCGACACCGACACCTGGCTCAGTGCCTGCCGGTCGCGCTGGAACACCTGCGAGATCGGCGTCAGGCCATCGGTGGTGGCAATGAGAATGTCGCCGCCGGCCCTGATCCAGGCATTCCTGCCGAGCGGCCGGCCGATCTGGTAGACGCCCTTCAGGCCGAAGTTGTTGGCGTCGCTGGGGTCGGACCCGGCATAGACCGCCACCTCGCCCTCGCTCGAGACGAACACGCAGAGATCGGAGAGACCGTCACCGCTCTCGAGCGACCAGGAAAAACCCGTGAGAAGCGAGCCGCCCTTTTTCATCACTCCGCCGAGCGGAAACACCGCCGCCGCTCCGCCGATCGAATTGACCGGGAGGTAGTAGGCGTCGAGCGTCGCGTTCTTCAGCAGAAACTGCCGGTTCTTGAACAACCATCCGTAGTTCAGCTGTGCAGCCGTCGTCGCATCGGTAAAGGTGATCGCCGGCGTCGTCGCCCATGTGCTGCCGTTGTAGACCCGACGCTGGTCGGTACCGTTGAGGCAGATCAGGAAGGAGTTGCCGGCGTTGGTATGCTGGAAGGTGCACCAGTCGCCGCTTGTCAGGCCGCCCGTTGCCGCCGCGGTCGTCGCCGGCGGCGGTGCCGGCGAGGTCATGTCGTAGATCGCGGTGGCCGTTGCCATGAACAGCTTCTCGACCGCGCCATATTTGTATTTGAAGGCGCTGCGGATCGTTCCTCCGTCGGCTGCCCGCCCACGCTTCTGCGAGCCGCCACGGATGCGGCAGCCTACCAGCGTCGGCAGGAAGTTACGCAAAACGGTCGCCGAACCCGGTTGTTGCGCGGCCATGTCAGCCGTCGTCACCAGGCCGTTCTTCGGCGCCGGAAAGGTGATCGGCTGCGAGGTCTGCTGGCGCCCTATCGCGACCGCCCCACGGTTGCTCTGCCCGGTGCGACCGGGCCGGATATCCATTCTCATGATGCCCCCCGGTCGGCGTTGATTTCCTGGATCAGGTCGGCCTCGAATTCGGCGAGGCTGTCGTCATAGGCCAGTCCCTTCTGGCGCTTCCATCGCCAGAGGATGCCCTTGGCCAGCAGCCGCTCGGCAAAGAGCGGCCGATCGTCGTCGGCTTTCAGCGTATCGCGCTGCTCGAAAGGGTCGCCGAGCACCCAGTTCTTCGACACATAGTCGATAATGGTACCCGGGCCTGCGGACGCTGGTGACAGCAGGAGCAGGTCATCCCTGATGAAGAAGTAGGGTTGGGGCTGAGGTTGAGCCTGGGCTGCGGCTGAAACGACGGCCCACTGCGAGCCGTTGGTGATCGGCCGGAAGAAGTCGCCGGCGGCCGTGCGGATCGCTCCGCCCGGTGCCAGGCGCTGGAAATCCGCCGGCAGCTTTTGCGGCAAGGCAATCACCAGATGCTGCTTCAGCATGCGCTGCCAGTCGCCACGCCGCGAGATCTCCTCGCCCGCTTCCTGCGCCAGCGCCACCATCGTCTGGGCGTTCGGATCGTTCGATCCGTAGACGCTGTCGAACTGGTCGAGTGAAACGATGTCGCAAACCTCGTTGATCGCGGTAATCAGGGTCATGGCGTTGCACCTCCGACCGTCATTTGTGCATCGCCCCAGCGGGCGCGTTCGTCGCCAATCTTGAGGCCCGATAGCGCCATGAGCTTCAGCTCCTTTGCCGCGCCCGCCTTGCCGGCGTCGCGCTCCCACACGGCGATTTCCTCGACGAGTGCATAGAGATAGACGTCGGCCGCCTTCTCCAGGAGCCAGTTGGTCGGGTTGGCCGGCGAGAGCGGCGGGATCTTGCGATAATAGGTCATCGTCAGCCCATGGTCGCCGGCAGGGCGAACCGTGATGCGGTTGCCGACGATGGCATAGCCATGCGGCGGCCCTGCCCCGTCCCCGCCTTGAGCATTGATGGCAAGCTGCTGCAGCGCGACGGCGCGGATTGGCAAGCCACTTGCCGAAAGCACCTGTCGCGCCTCGATGAAATCTGCCGGCAACGGCGCTTCGCCGTCGACGACGGCGATGATCGCCTTATGCTCCATCTCGCTCACCCGCAGCACGCGATTGAGCTTCAGCTCGGCAAGGCCAAGGAACCGTGGAAAGAGATGGGCGACATCGTTGCGCCCGCTGTATTCGCCCGCGTCGACGAGCAGGGAAGCATGGTCGGATATTGTCATAGCTGTCCGTCCTTCGTGCGCCAGGCACGGTTGTCGCCGTCGTTGAGAAAGCGTTTGACGAACCGGTCGTCACCTTGGGAATGCGCGGCGACAAGGCCGGAGGAATGCGCGACATTGAGCGGGATGGAGGCAACGCGATGCCAATCGCCGCGCCAGGCCTTTTCAGCGCTGTTGCGCACGCCCTGGTTTTCGCTGATCAGATTGTCGACGGGATAGTCGACGCGAAACACGTCCTTCTCCCCGTCGAAGTGATGCCAGACGCACCGGCCGCTTGCCATGTCGTGGTCATGGAGCGTCCACGCCCCGTCACGGATCACCATGGGTCATTCCCCCGGCAGCGGGTCGGCGCGCACGGCCTTGCCCGCGGCGATCAGCAGCTTGGCTTCCTCCAGGCCAAGCGGCACCACCGTACCCGCATCCGTGCGTTCGCCTTCCTGGAACCAGACGTCATAGACCAGACGAACCGGCACCAGTTTCTTTGTTTCGGACATCAGAATTCTCCATGAAAAATGGCGGCCCCGAAGAACCGCCTTGCCAAGATTTGTTCGTTTGAAAGGCAGACGCTGCCACGCAATCGTCCCGGCGGCGGCATAACGCCCAACCACCAAAGGTGACGGATGAAAGCCCACCGCAAAGCGGCCTGGCGACGTCAGGCGCGCGATGTCACCATCGTCGCCTGCGTCGGGCGATTTCGGCCGGATCGGCCCAGGGCGAAAACCAGGCCTTGGTATCGCCTCCAAGTGACATGAGAAGCGAGACTATAATCGCTGGTCGGACGTGAGTAAGTCCGCGAACCGGTCCATCTGATCCATGAGGTCAGGCAACCAGCCGGACCAAGGCTCGAACCTATCGAGCCTTTGCTCACGGGATGCTCAATTCAGCCAACCACCGATCCACGCGAGCCATCGACTCTGGCTGTCCCAAGTCTCGAAAAAAAGATCCTCGACTTCAGGCAAGGGCTCGACGTCGCCAAGGTCATTTCGTCCCGTATGACATTCCATATAGGCACCAGTTTCCCCGGCCTGTGTCGGCTTGACAAACGCGAAGAGTTTTCCCGGTTGCCCCGGAAAACCCCGTGTGGCCTCCAGCATGTTCATGGTACCGCGGAAAGGCGTCTCGCCGGGGAAGTACTTCGAAAGGGCGAGTGCAGCCCCTGCTGGCGTCTCATCAACCTGAAATCCCCACGAAAAAGAGGACGGTTGAAGGCCATAGTTAAGCCCTAGCGCCTGCCGATAACCAGTGAGGCGGAGACCAAGCACCTCGACCGGTGGATCAAACTTGACAATGTCGATGCGCTGGTGCTCGTAAAAGAAGGTCCTGACTTCCTGAGAACGAAAGGCCGCCCGCTCGCGGCTCAACACTTCGAAGAAGGTGCGGTCACAGGCAAACAAGGCTTCAACTGCTCGCTCTGCCCCAGCGACGGCCGGTGACGCAAACCCCGCAGACCACAGAGCAATCAGGATTGGCACCACCACTCGAAACAAAATTCCCTCCCGCCGACTCCGAACGCCCTTTGCTAAATCCAGGGTGCTTTTGCACGGCGCCCCAACAATGCTACCTGCGCTTTTGCCAGCCATGGAATGCTCGCTCCACCTGTAGAACATTACATGAACATTTGCAAGCTGGCCGCCGCAAACGTCATTCGAAAATCGGCAGGGCAACCCTCAACGAAAAGCTACGCGGGTTTCGAGCACCTTCCGGTTTCCAGCGGCTAGCGCGGAAGACCGCAGGCCCAGACAGATCAGCCGCGATGCCGAGGCCCTTTTCGTTGTGCACCGTCAGCGTGCCCTCGCCGATGATCACGCCCCGTCGGCGTCGCCGGTCTTGGCCACGGCCCTGTCTTCCTGGATCTGGCGCAGCCACAGGAAGGAGAGCATGTCGGTATCCAGGAAGAAGGCGTTGCGTGCGAGCTTGCCATTGCCAGCCTGCACCCGGTTCGGGTGGATCATCACCGTGCCGAATGGGCCTTCGCAATAGTCGGCCGTGGCAACGATCGTGTTTCGCTCGCCGCCCTGCGAAACCGCATAGCGGAACGGCGCGACATTGGCG